TGTTTCTCACTGGCGCCCTATCAGGAATCTTGGCAAGTAACGGCCTCAAAGACAAGGACCAACACAATGACTAGCCGACCATACACAGGCAACAAAGATGCCGTACACGCCGCAAAGCGTGAAGGTACCAAAGTGTTTGTTGACTATTGCTGTTACCTTTTCGGCGTAACAAACATAGGCATTTTTAACGACAGAAACATGGTTGGCACAACCCCACCAAAGAAGTCAGTACACGCCACTTGGCGAGCTGTAGACCTAAAAGGCACCCCTGAACAACGGTTGAAACTGATTGACTTCCTATACACCCACCGTGACATTTTGGGAATAGAAGAAATCCACGACTATGCAGGCACCTACAAAAACAACCCTAAAGGCTGGGGCGCCGGCTACCGCTGTGACCGTGACGCATGGAAGGTGTACGACAAAAACACTATTGGGTCAAAAGGCGCCCAATGGGTGCACGTTGAAGTGTCGCCGTTACTAGCTGACCACCCTGATGTCGTTCACCATGCTTTTAAAACTATATTTGGTGCTTGACATAGACCTACCGAATCGGTAGACAATACCCGACCTGACCCCGACTGAAGGACAAACCAAAATGAATGTAAAGCGTTACTTAGGGTTAGCCCTATTTACCTACCTAGTATGTGCGGCGTTTGCGGTAGTAAACCAAAAAGACACACCGCCCCAAACATACGTTGAAACACCCGTAACAATTACTCTGGGCGACCTAACCGCAGAACAGTTGCAGGAACGGGCCGTAGAGCTGACAACCACCACCAGCACCAGTACCACTACTTCAACACAGCCCACCACAAAAGTGGCTTATGTTGACCCTGCAACAAAATGCCAAGAATGGTTGCCGGTAGCCGTATCGGTTGGTTGGCCCAACAACACCGAAACCCTAGAGAAACTAGGGCGCCTGATTTGGAAAGAAACCAGGTGTATCAACATTGGCTATTTGCACCCCAGTTTTAATGGAAGTGACCACGGTTTAATACAGGCAAATAACGTGCATAAACGCTGGGCCGAAGAATTATTTAACATGCCGTTTGAAGAATCTATGAGTGACCCAACCCTTAACTTGCGGTTTGGTTTCCTGCTCTATGAAGCCGTTGCAGAGACAGGCGCATGCGGTTGGAAGCCTTGGAGAATGTGCTGACAAATGTTCAATGTTGACCGCCCCGACTGGCAACAATCCGCAGCTTGTAAAGGCATTGACACCAGCCTATTTTTTCCTAGTAGCGCCCTCGAATCTGCCGCCGCTAAAGCCGCAATCAAACCCATATGTGATGCCTGCCCCGTTTTTGACCAATGCTACGCATACGCCGTTTCATTCCCTGAAAAGGCTTTGCAAGGCATATGGGCGAACACCACGGAAGGCGACAGGCGCCGTATGCGCTACTCTGCAACACCAGTTGGTTATCGTAGAAATATCCCGACAACATGAAAGGCCCGACCATGACCGAACAGTTAGCCGAAATGACAGCGGCAATAGCCAAAGCCGAAATTGCTATGAAAGCCGCCGCCTGGCAACTAGAACGCCAAACTGAAGATATTGCAATGCTTCGAAAAGCCTTATTTGAACTGGCTTACGTTGCCGAAGAAAACGGCATTTACCTGTCAAATCTGACTAAAGCAACCCAGGACAGCATTGTGGCCATGAGATTAGGCGGCTTCAAATGACCTGTGAACTATGCAAAAAAGAACTAAGCACCTTTGACATTCGACTACAGGATTTGTTACAAGGTATTTGCCTTAACTGTGGCAAGGCAGGCGACTGGCACCATATGACCCCTGAAGAATCACGCCGCTGTTCAGAATTACACGCCTGGGCGAACATGACCAATGAGCAACGCACCGCCTACGACAGAAACTTAGGCAGCTGATGGACCTTACAAACTATGTCGACGTACCCGAAAGATTCCGCCAGGCTTTACAACGCTGGCCCGAACTACGGGTAATGGAAAACCGCCCCGAAATCATTACCATCGGCGACAAAACTTTCATTAGTGTCACCATGCAAATTTGGCGCACACCCGATGACCCGATACCGGCACAAGCAACATGCTTTGAACCGTTCCCAGGCAAAACCAGTTTTACCCGTGACAGTGAACAAATGAACGCTTCAACTTCTTGCCTGGGTAGGTGTTTGGGTCTCATGATGTCGTTTGGTGCCAAAATGGCTAGTGCTGAAGAAGTACGCAACCGACAGCCCAACACGGTAGCCCCAGCAACCCTTGTAAAACAGCCTCAAAATGTCCGTACACAGGCGCTAGGCGCAAATGCGAGCAATGCACCATCTGAAGCCCAACTAAAGTACCTGCGAGGTTTAAACTGGGAAGGCCCAGTACCCGAAACTAGAGCTGACGCCACGGCCCTAATCAAAAGGCTGGCGCCATAATGCCTTTAGTAACTTTGACTGAAACTCAAATGCAAATGGCCCACGTCGAAACTAAAAGAATTATTGCAGACAGTGACGCCAAAGGTTTAAAAAACCGTTTTAATGACCATGAAAGTACTTTGTTTCGTTACGACAACCATTTGATGGGTGCAACTAGCGAAATAGCCGTAGCGTCATTTATGGGTTTGCCGTGGACAAGCACAAAAGCTTTTAAAGCTTCTGATGTGTCAGGTTTAGAAGTCCGAAGTCAAAAAAGAAAAGATGGCAAAGAATACTTTTTGCTTATTAGAGACAGAGACCGTGACGGCCAATATGTCTTTTGTGTTGTTGACGGCCCCAATGTTGTCATTGCTGGTTGGTCAACAGCTGCCGAAGTTAGAACTAAAGGCGTTTTGCTGTACTCAGACACCGATTGTTACGGGTTATCTAGAGACCAATTACAGCCAATGTGGAAACTTCAAAGCGTGCTTTCATCATGAAAGAATCACACTTCCAAAACAGTGTCATTATGCTTGCCAAACTGCACGGCTGGCTAGTTATGCACACCCGTGCTGTGGAAATCCGCCCAGGGGTGTGGAAAACACCATTACAAGGTCACGCAGGGTTCCCCGATCTAGTTTTAGCTCATTCGACTAGGGGCGTCATATTTGCCGAACTCAAAAGCGACACTGGCCGGCTTAGTGCCATGCAAAAGACCTGGCTAAATACCCTTGATTTGGCTGGCGTTGAAAACCATGTATGGCAACCAAAAGACTTAGAGAAAATATCCCAACGACTAGCCAGGAGACCCGACCATGACTGAATTCCACCAGCCGATTAACCCAATGCGCATTGTTACAGGCGACAAAGAATGGTCATTCACCACCCCAGTGTTTGCTATCGCTATATCAAACCAACATGATGTTGAATACTTGACCATTAACGGCCAGTTTTTCACGCCTGACAGAATTAAGTTTGCCGAAGTCCTATTAAACGGCGTTTGGTGTTGCCTCGAATCCCGTAAGAACACACGCACCTGATACAGTCGCCACAATTTCATTAGTCGCATGTGTGTGCCACGTTTGTAGGTGGTGGGCAGTAAACAGGGGAACCTGGGTAGACGGTCACGCCTAGTGACCGAACAGCGTTTCCAAACGGCACAAATGGCGGAGGTTGTCCACCGAACAAAACTAGACCGGCACCCTTGGGTACTTCCCTAAATTGTGGGGGACACAAACCACCCAACCCTGTCATGGAACTAGGCGACAACCGCACAGGCGCATTTCCTGTGTGGGCGTCAGTATCTCTTGACCTATCATCAGTACAAAGGAGACCCGACCAATGCCCAGACAACACACCACCAATGACCTGACCTATCGACGCAACAGGCAAGCCCTGCTAGCGAACAACCCACCATGCCACTGGTGCGGCCAGCAAGGAACAACCGCAAACCCAATGACCGCCGACCACCTCATAGAACATGACCGTGGCGGCAGTGATGACCTAGACAACCTTGTACCAGCATGCCGAAAGTGCAATGGCAAACGTGGTGCCACATACAAAAACAAACGTGACGCCCTACGCATACAACAACGCAATGAAGCCGTAAACCATTTTTTTGACAC